CTCGACGGCGCCGAAGCCATAGTTGACCGCCTTGCTGATCAGGTCGTCGGTCAGCAGCACCTTGACATAGGCCGGCGCCCATTTGGCGACGACGAAGGACAGCAGCGCGATCGCGAGCGAGGCGACCGACGCGAGCAGCGACGACAGCCAATCGCCCCACGGAATGACGACGGTCGTGGCGGCGGTGTCGGCGGCATACGCCGGAGCGAGGCCCGAGGCGACGAGAACGACGGCAACGGCATACGCCAACGCCGCCCCGCGAAGGGTGGTGGAGATTTTCATGAGATTTCCGTTTGTGATTTGCCGGGAACCGCCCGGCGCGGATCCTTTGATCAGGCGGCGGCGCCGGCCGCGCCCATCGCTTGCGCCACGCGCGCGATGAAATCCGCCTTGTCGACGTGCGCGCCAGGGCAGGCGTGATGATCTTTCAGACACTCGCGGTGGAACCGCAGGCTGTCCGGCTTGACGCGCAGCGCGCCATAAATTGCCGCCACGGCCGCCACGGCATTATCGCGGACCTTGGTGCCGTCGCCGCTGTCGAAGGCGTCGCTGGCATAGTCGCCGACCATTTCGACGCCGATCGAAGTGCGGTTGAAACAGCTGGCGTGAACGCCATCCGCCTCCAGATCGCAGGCGAGCCAGATAAAATCCGGAGCGACAAACAGGTGCGGGCCGGAATGCCACCCAAGCCGCTGATAATAGGCATTGAGGTTGCGCACGCGCTGGACGCCCTGGGCTTTGCCGAGGCCGAAGTGGAGCCATTGCGCCAGGTTCGGCGCGCCGGTGTTGTGCAAGGTGACGAAGGACGGCCTCCAGCCCTTGGCCCATCTGAGGCCGGAGCAATAGGCCGCGAACTCCGCCGCGGTGAACCCGCGCGGGGTGATCAGGAAGGTCATTTTGATGAGTCCTGTTATGAAAGAGTGAGGTTCACAGCCGCGAGAGCAGGTCCGCGATCATGGCGGCCTCATCGGCATAGCCCAGGCCGGTCGCGTGCAACCCGTCGTACATCTGTCCATTGCCGGACGCCGCCGTATAGGACCCGAGCCGCGCACGGAAATCGACCAGCGGGACATTGTTGTTGGCCGCGAGTTGCCGCAGCGCCGCATAGGTCGCCGGCTCCTGCGTTTCATGCCCCGAGCAACTGTGGTGCATGATCAGGATGACATCGCCGGATAGTTTTGCGGTGTTGATGATGGTTTGGAGATTGGCGGCATAGACGGCCGGCGCGACGCTGTAGCCCTCATCATTGATGCCGAGATTGATGATAGTGAGATCGGGCGCATAGGTCCCGAGCGCGGTGAGCGGCGACCACGACGACGCCGCGTTGATCCATGTGCTGGTCTGGCTGCCGCCGATGCCCATGTTCCAGATCGCGGCCCGGTACGTCGCCGTGCTGTAGCAATCGATGGCGCCGATGAAGACGTTTCCGCTTGCTCCCGTCCGCTTGATATTGAGGGTGTGGACCGCGTCGGTTCCAGTAATGCTCGCCTTGAGCAGGCTCGCGCCGGAAGATGTCACATTGACCGTGACCGCCGCGCCGCCATCCAGATCGAGCGTGAATTGCGCCACATTGGTATTGGCGTAATAGACGTCGCAGGTGTTGGCGGGCTGCGTGGTCGTGACCGACAGGGCCGTCCCGGTGGTCGTGCCATTCTGCCAGAGATAGCCGCCAGCGGTCGTCTGGCTCGATATCACCCAGCCCGAACCCACGACGACGGCCGGGTTGTACATTTGCCAGGAGGCCGCCGTGGTCGAGACAGCGCCGTTGCTGAAAACAGCGTCGGGCGTCGACGGGATGCCACGCCCGTTTAGGATGTTGGACGTGATCCACGCGACCGTGTGCTGCCGCGCGCCCTGCAGATTGTGATCGCTGGTCGCCCCGGCTCCGATGCCCGCCCATGTGGAGTCGCCGAGCGTGGCGATGATCGCGCGGCCGGTCCCGGAGCGCACGCGCGCAAACGCGGCACGGGCGCGAGGCAGCAACGCCGGGTCAAAATTGTAAACACCGGGGATGGCGTTCGCCGGCGAGGAGACACCCGGCGGCGCGGAGGGCACGGCCGGCCCGGCGCCGGACGGAGTTTGCGCCGCGAGAAGGAGGGCGAGGGCAAAGCACAAGGCTTTGCAGAGATTGCGCATGATCGCCATGGTCAGCCCCGGAATCCGAGGTCAACGGTCACAGCGGCGCCCGTGGCGCTGACGAACTGGCAGGCGCCCCCGATCGCGCCGGCAGGACCAGCGAGCGGCCACGACTGGCCGGCCTGGATTGGTTCCCCGAGCGCCGCCGTGGGCGCGACGCCATCGCAGCGATAGCGAACACTCACCCCGGAGCCCAATGCCGAGGGCGTGACATAAACGGCAGTCGCCCAACTCGGCGCGGCCGTTAGCGGAAACGCCGTCGAATTGGAGGCGTTGGCGGCTGCGAGCAACGCATTGAGCGTCGTCGCCGTCGTGGTCACCGTGATCTGCGAGTAGACGCCCAGGCGCGTCGCGTAGGAGACGTCAAAGGTCCGATCGACATAGGTGCCGTCGCCGGCGTCCTTGAGGACTTTGGTTTGTCCTGAGCCGACGGAAAACGACACGTCAGCGCAGAGGGCGGCAGACGATAGGGCGAGCGCCATCGCGCCCGCGAAAGCGAGTCGTTTTAACATTGGATTGTCCTTGGTGGGGTGGCGCGACGCGCCGGGAATTAAATCTCGGCGCTGAACGACATCAGGGCGGCGCTACCGTTGCCCATGACGAGCGCCCCAATTGTCAGGCCAGAAAAGCCCGAAATGACGAGCCAGTAATTTTCAGCCGCCGTGCCAGGCACCGTGATCGCCATTGATGACGCGCCGATCCATGCGCCGCCCGAATAAAGGGTGTAGGAGGATGACGCGAGCGAGGTTGTGAGCAGCGCGGCGTTAGGTATGGCGCGCATAGCGACCGGCAGCCCTCCCGTCATGAGCACGGTTGATGCGCTGTTCGCGATCGCAATCATCTGCCCAGTCACCAGAGCCTGGTAGAAACGCTTGCACATCGCCAATTCGACATTTGGGGGGCGGCGCTCGAAGACGGTCGCCGTCGATCCAGGCTCAAGTTGCGGGCGCAGGATGGTCCCGGTCGAAAACTCGACATTGGTTTGGACCCCGGCGGTGAGCGTCACTGTAAAGGGCGCTGAGGCATAAGCGCCTGATCCTGTCGTACCTGCCCCCTGCCATACGCGCGCCTGAGCCGTTCCGGCATGAGAAAAGACGAACACGCCGCCCTCAATCATTCCCGCTTCGATGGGCAAAATGATCGAGCCAGAGGCGTTGTTGATCGTCGTGTCGATCCCGCTTGTCGAAAACGTATAGGCCGCGCCCGCCGCGCCCGCCTTGACGCCGTCGTGGCCATAGGCGCCGGCCGCCAGCGTGACGGTCCCGCTCACGCCGCGCTGATTGATGGCGAAGGAGGCGTTCCGAAGCCGGTTGCGGAAACCCACGGCGTCAGCGAGCGTTCCGTCGGCGGCAATATTGGCGGTAACCCCCGCTTTGACCACGCCGACTTGCGACGTTGTCGCGATCCGCGCCGACAGCGTCCCGTCAGCGGCGGCGGAAAAACCTGCGCCGGTTTTGACCAACCCGAGCGTGGTGGGCGACGCCACTTGCGGATTGGCGAAAGCGAAAAGCCCTGTCACGGCCGAGCTTCTCGACGTCGTATTCCGCGAAGCCCTCTTCGATCGCCTTTTGAACGAAGCCCTGGTCGACAAAGTCGCCGGGCGTTGTTTCGATCGCGCCGATATCGCGCCACTTTTCCCAGGGCAGGCGTGAGTTTTTCGCGCGCTCCAGCAGCTTATCTTCGGGACACCAGAAGCGCGGGACCAGGATTTTGCGGCCGTCATCACCATCGAACAGCCAAACGAGGGCGGTTAGGTCCTGCGTCGCCGAGACGTCGAAGGCGCCGACGCATTTGCGGTCCTTCATTTCGGACGGATAACGCTTCCAGGCGTCACGATCCGGCGCGCAGGCGTTCCATTTCGCGCTCGGGAGCCAGCGGATCGTGGCGTCGACCCATTGGTTCAGATGATAACAGCGAAAGTGCGCTTCCTTGCGCGGGTTACCTTTCGCCAGCGCGGCTTCCTGCCGCATGAAACGAAGGGTTGGCGTGAGGCCAAGCGAGGGGTTCGCCTTCGCCCAGGTTGCTTCGTCGAAGGGGTCGTCGTCGGGATCAGCCGCGAAGATGACAACGAGCGTCGAAGGCTGTTCCGCGCGGCCGTCGAGGATCTGTTGGCTTTCGTCCCAAAGCTGCATGCCCGTCGGGTTGGTCTTGAGACCGGCGGTTGATGCGTAGAGTTCGATCGGCTGCAGGCGCGCGCCCATGCCTTGGCGCAGCGTGTCGGCGACGTCGGTTGACGTCCATTCGTGCATTTCGTCGCCACAGACGACGGTTGGTCCTTTGCCGTGTTTGCCGCCTGGCGTTCCGGACAGCAGGTGAATGGAGCCGTCGATTTCGGGGACGTAGATCGACCGCTTGTAGACTTCGGCGCGGCTGGCGAGCTGCGGGTTCAGCCCGACCATCACGCCCATTTTCTTGAACAGGACTCGGGCCTGCTCTTCGTCCTTGGCGAAGACGTAGCCTTCGGCGCCGGGGACCTTCTCGAACACGAAGAATAGCAGCGCCAGGGCGGCGAGGAATTCCGTCTTGCCGCCTTTGCGCGCGATCCACAGGCGCAGCTGGCGGAACAGGCGGATATGGACCTTGCGGGCCTGCCCAGTCGCCGGATCAATGTCGTCTTCCGGGATTTTCCAGCCGATCAGCAGCCGGACAATGATCTCCTGCCAGGGGTTGAGCCGGAACGGCGTGTCATAAAACCGGTCGTTGGTGAGCTTGAACCAACCGGGCCAGCGCGCGACAACCGCGTCCGCCTTGCCGTAATCGAACCACGCCCCGGGCTGCGCCGCCGCTCTCGCCCATGCGATGCGCGCCCAGCTCCAGCCGCGATTAGCCGCCGCCGTAATCCAATCCGGTTCCGGCCAATCGGTCGGCGCCGAGGGTGACGCGGCGGTTTCACTCTGCGCCGCGATCATTCGAGCCCTGCCGCCTCAGTTCACAGCCGCGCCCGGCGGGGCGCTATCGAGCAAGTCCATGGAGCCGACCGGCGAGTTCTGCGCCGGGCGGTCGGGTCGATCCTTGTCCGGCGAATCGTGCTCGCCACCCGCGCTCCAAGCACCTGGCGGAAGCGCCGCGCGATCGCGCATCAGTTTGGCGCGGTCCATGGCGCCGAAGCCGAACTGTTCGAACAGCTCCTGGCATTGATCGAAGCGCAGTTTCTCAATTGCGACCCACGGCGACAGACGCTTCATTTTGTCGCCGGAGACCGTCTTGACCGAATGGACGCAGCCTTCGTCGCGCAAATGCCGGATGGCTTCGACCCACTGGCCATAGGCCATGCACAGCATGGCGAATCGCGGCGCGTCCGCCGGCTGAAGCGACCGCATCTTTTCGAGCGCCGGCGCGTACTCTTTCCAAAACCGCATCGCGGCCGGGAATCTTTCCAGAAGCTTCGGCGGCGCGACCGTCAGGCCAGCGACGATCGACGGCGCGAGAGCCTCGGCGCACTCGTTGGCCTCCGCCAAAATCTTTTGCGCCTTGGTCAGGCGCTTTCCGGGATTTCCCTTCGCAATTTGCGCAGCTGGATTAGGAACGCGACCGCGCATGCTGTTTTGCCTCAAAAAAAAACATTCTCGGAATTTCGCGGCGAAAAATCCGACGTTAGATAACCGGTCCGGGAGGGGGGGCCGTTGAACTTTCGACCGCCCCCCACCCCCTGGGGTTACGAGGATTTTTCTTCCGACTGGATCACGCTGTCATGGCAGCGCTTGCATACCGACTCATGGTTGGCGGAGCTGATAAACAACGACCAGTCGCCCTTGTGCGCCTTGTGGTGATTGACGACGGTTGCCGCCTCGACGATCCCCTGAGCCAAGCACCGCTCACATAGGGGCTGGCGTTGCAGCTGCACCATCCGCGCACGTTGCCACACCGCAAGTTTGTACCAGTTGCGCCAGGGTTCCCGCTTGCGCCGCTCCGCATCGAAGCAGCGTCGGACCTCGGTCGGCGGCGGCGCGGACGGCGGACGCCATTGCGTCGGGCGCTTCACGCGCCACGGCCCAGGCGGGCGTACCCCTGGATATCGTCCCAGTGGTCCTTAAACCCAGCATCGCCCGCGACAATGCGGCCCATCTTGGTGGCAATCAGATCGAGCGCTTCTTGCTGCGCGGCAGGAAGCTCAACCTCACGGCCTTCCAGCCCCTCGCGAATGGCGGCCTTAATGAGCTGCGCCACGCGCGCCTGAACGGCAAACGAGCCGTGCGTCTTTTCGCGCTCTGCGATAAGGCGAGAAGCGTCCAACGCTTTGTTTTCCTGATTGTTTTTGAAGCGCCGCGCAGCCGGTTCTTCCATAGCTGCGCAGGACGGGTGAAACGCCGTCCTGATGTGCAATGGCTAAGCCCTAACCGCGGTGCTGGTCAACAAGGCTGACGCAACGCGAAGCGCGGCCGAACCGGGGTCCGACCGCGCAATGCCGCAGAATGACTCGCATTTTTTGCTGTGAATAACTTTTAGGCCAACTCAACCACGCGAGCCACGTCGCGCAAAACAACGGCGCGCTTTTGCCCGAAGAAGTCGAGCAGCAGCTCAGCCGCGCCACCGCGACGGAATTGTTGCACGAGCGCTTTAGCCCCGGCGAACGGCCCGTCCTTGACCACAACTTCATCACCGATCTCAAACGGCTTGCCAGCGCGGCGCGGCTGCGGAAGCGTGTCAAACTCGCCGAGGGCGCAAGCTCGCGCGAACTTGGCGATAACGTCGGCGTCGAGTTCGACCGGGTCAGGCCGACCCACAAGGCCCTCGACATAATCGGCGTGGCGCGCCTCGCTCATGTCAGCGCCGGCCGGAACGCCGACGAAAATGTACCCAGGGAATAGCGCATCCTCGCGCAGTTCGATGCGCCGGGCATGGGTGGCGACGCGCGATCTGGTGGGGGCGAATACGCGGAAACCTTTGAGCTTCAGCGCCTGCGCCGCCACCTTCTCGCGGTTGTCGAAAACATCCGCGACGTACCACGCCACACCAGAGGGCCGCTCCGCCACGCGCCGCGCCTGAATTTTCTTGCCTTCGCCCGCCTTCGCCTTCATCGCCAATCTCCTGAAACACAAACATAAAATCACGTTCATCTTGCGACGTTCTGCGCCAGCGCGCGCGACGGCGGATAGAGCGAGTTGAAAAACCACCCCTCGACTGGCTTACCGTCAACGATGCGCTTAAACGGCGGAAAGCTACGGCCCGAATACGAAACCCACGCGCGCCACGCATCGGTGTCACGGATCACGAACACTTTGTCGCCGCAGGTTTTGTTCTCCCAGGCTCGGAAACTGTCCGGGTGCAAAAAATTGCGAAGCGACATCGGCGGCATTTTCGCCGCTCGCTTGGCCTGGACATAGTTGGCCGCAGCCTTGAGCGCGACGGCCCTGTCCACTGGCGACAGGTCACGAAACCGATTGCGAGCCCGATCCAGCACTTCATCGCTCGCCACTGGGTAGAGCGCCTTCAGCCGCTCCCATTCGCCAAGCCATGATCCTTCGTCCAAGGCCGCATCCTGCGATGATGATGAACGGGGGGCTTTGGGGGGAACAAGGTTAATAGGTGACTGTTCATGCTTCTTATGCCGTTGCTCACCAGTGACGAACCGCCCGTTCGTCAAATCGGCGCTTTCCCCGCCGGTTTCAGCCGTTGCGCAATTTGACGAACGGGTGGGGTTTTCCCCCTGGGTTAAGTCGTTGTTTTCACTTGCGCCGGCTTCACGCCGTTCGTCAATTTGAGCATCGGTCGCGGCGTGATCGCCTTGAACTGGCGCGCTTTCATCATCGCCAATTTTCTCGGATGAATTTTCGTTCGGGTCGAAGCCCCATTTCATCGCTTCGGCCCGGCAAAAGTCATCCATGAGGATGAAGATTTGGCCAGCACGATAGGCGCCGGCGTGCCGCCCATCGGCGATGCGCGACTGTTTTGGACGATAGATCAGGCCGAGTGCGGCAAGCGATCTAAGGCCGCGCCCGACGCTGGCGACGGATTGCTCGCTCTCGCGCGACATCACATCCAAAGACGGCCAGGAACAGCCCTTCTGGTCCGCGTAATCGGCAATGGTGTAGAGCAGCGCCTTGAGCGCCGGCGAGCCCGTACGCTGGCGCTTGGCCCAGGAAACAGCACTGATACTCACGCCCACACCTCCGCCATATCCCGCTGTTGTTTTCCCGCTTTCTTCAGCGTCGACGGCGGAACCCAGCCCGCCACAAATCGCGCTGCGAGCCGCCGGTCGCCCTCACGCGTGAGCGCAACTTTCTGGCCATACGGGATCATGAATTGCGCCCACATCCGGGGCCGGTCGATCAACCGCACGATGCGGCCGTTCTCGACGCGCCAGACGAACCAAGCGTAGGCCGTCGCCGTGCTCGCGGCCGGGTCCCAGCCGCCCTCGCACATGGCCACGCGTTCGGCATAGGGCGCGACCAGCGTTGGCCGCAGATCGCCGGAAAAAATCGCCGCGTCGCGATCATCGCTTTCCGCCCAGGCCTGCCGAAGCAGGAAGGCCACGCCGCGTTGCGCGCGCTTCAACGCCTCTTCAAGCAAATCGGTCGCGAGGCCAAACGGCGGATTCGTGACAATCCAATCCGGCTTGATATCCTCCGGAGCGTCGCGAAAATCATAGACGCCATCAAGCAGCTCGAAGCCATAGTCGAAAATATCGGTTGCGCGGACGCGGCCGAAGGCTTCGCGCAGCACGGCCGTCATGTGGCCAAGCCCAGTGCACGGATCGTAGGCCTCAAGCAACGCCAGCGCGCCGGGCTCGACGATCGGCAGCACATGCCGAACGAACGCCCGCGTCGCCCATGGCGGCGTCGGGAACAGTTCGAAATTCTGCCACGGCTGGCCATCGGATATTTTCGCGCGTTTCGACGCCATGACGGCGCCCGCGCCCTTTGGCTTCGCCATCACAGCCCCGCTGCGGCGCGCTTTTGCAGGCGGTTCACCAACCCCGCGATCTTCTCCGCCGCAGAATGGGTCGCGGCGATCTCAGCGGCGACCGCGCGGCGCGCGCGCTTCAGCGTGGCGGCGAGATCAGCGGGCGTGCGATAGAGCGGCGCGGGGCGCGCTTTTGCAGTGTTGGACATGGGATTTTCCGCCTGGGCAGGTGGGCGTTGGGCGCAAAAACTCCTCCCGCGCCGACCGAACGCGGGAGGAGATACGCAAGAAACGCAGGCACAAACTCGAAACCGGAACGAACCAACACGATGCAACGCCCCGGAAATCGGGACGCTTACTTGTCACGGCCTGGACGCGGCGCTCGATGAAACAGCCGATCCAGCCAAAGCAGCACTCGCGCGAACCAGCATCGAATCAGGCCGGGTCCGCTGTGCGATTTCCAACTCATGAGCGAGCGCATTCTGCTGGCGCCGCAACTCCGCCTCGTAGGCGGCGCTCAACTTCAAAAAAACCGAGGCGAAGACGTCTTCCGGCGGCGCGTAACGCAGCTTCCGGATTGTGGAGTAGGAGACGCCGATGCGCGCCGCGACCCGCCGCATGGCGTTCGGCAAATCGCCGGGGCCGCGATACTCGGATTTGACCAGGAACGAAGCCCAGCTTTGCGCCTGTTCGACGGCGTCCATTTTTTTACCTCCCGAGGTAAAACTTTTTCCATTCACAGGAAACGCTCCGATGGCATGTTGAAGCCATCGGAAGCGGTTGTTTGGGAAAGCACTTGCGGAGGAGATGACCGAAGCGCGCGGGCAGGCGCGCCGAGGTCGAAAACGGAAATGGCCCGTTCGGCCTCAACCAAGCCGAACGGGCCGCTCTATGATGGTGGCGCGAATCAACCACATAGAGCCAACGCGATCCCCGGTGACGAAAGAGACCACGAAGATGGACGATCTGGACAAGATCAGAGCAGACGAAACACTGAAGCTTGAGGCCTATGGCATTCGCCTGATCCCGCAGGACGATGGCGGGGTTGTCGTGGAAACGCGCGCCACCAAAACGCGCCTTCCCGGCGTCGACGGCGCCTATGCGCTGGAACGCGCCGTGGAAGCGGCTACGCTCGAAGCGCGCCGCCTGTTCGCCAAGGCTTCCGGCTAAGGTCCTCACCGCCACGCGTCGTCGCCCTATCCGTTCGATTGCTGTTGGGCCGGCGGGAACAGCGTGTCGAAGAACCAGCCTTCGATGGAACCGCCGTCGCCCGCGCGCCGAATCGGCGTCGGCATATCTTCGCCGCGGGCAGCAAGGTGCTGTTTCCACGCGCGCCAAGCATCGGTATCGACTTTGACGAAAACGGCGGCGACGTGCGGCGACTGCAACGCGTCTCGGCGCTCCCGACAAATCGTATCGGCGAGCACAACGATAAGGTCCCTGCCATCGTGAGAGCGGCGGGAGATCAGGCCCTTTTCCTCCAGAGCGGCCAGACCGCGCCGGACACTGTCTTCCGACATTTCGGTCAGCGCCGAAAGAGACGCCAGCGTAGGCCAGCACTCGCCGGAAGCGTTGCAAAAATTAGCCAATTGCAACAACAGCAGCTTCTTGTCCGGGCCGCCGACTGTCTGCTTTTCGGCCCAATCTCTGACGGCAATGCTCATGTCATGTTCCTTTTGAAGGCAAGTAGGGGCGCGGCACGCCGGCAGGCCAGTCAACGCCGTCGGGCCAATGGGCGCTAAACCACGTCAATCCGGCGTCGACACGCCGGACGCCGATATCGCCACCCTCACGTAATTCGCGCAGCCGACTGCCGTTTTTGAGGACGAGACGCGACACTGTGCTCTCGCTCAAACCGGTGTGAGCGGCATAAGCGGTGGCGAGGGCGAGCAAATTGGTTAACGGTTCCATGAGCGGAGAATATGGAACATTTTCCACACCTGTCAATGGAACACGTTCCACTTCGGCTAGCCGCAGGTGTGGATAATAATCCATGCGTGATCGATGTCCGCGGGCGCATACGGCAAAGGCTTGCCGAAATGGAAATTGAACGTGGCGAACCCGTGTCGCTGCGCGCAATTTCTCTCGCTTCGGGCCTCAGCGAATGGACGTTGTCCAAGTTACTGAAAAAGGCGGAACATTCTCCGACGCTCGAAACCATCGAACGGCTTTCTGTCGGGCTGCAGACGTCGCCCATTTGGCTGGCGTTCGGCGTCGAGGCCGTTAAGCCTGACAATCCCAGGGGCACTCCGCACAACCATAGTTGGCTGCAAGCCAGCATTCCGGTGGCTGGGCTCGTTGGCGCCGGCGCGATCGTGGAGGACTTCAGCGACCCAACCTCTTGGACAACGCTTGAAACCGTTGAGTTGCAGGGCGTCGAAAATATTCAGGCGCTGCAGGTTTGCGGCGATTCGCAATACCCTCGCTTTTTCGACGGCGATTTCGTCTTGTTCGAAAATGTGCCGCGCCGGCCGGCCGAGCTGGCAAACCACCTTGCGGTAGTACAAGCCCAAGACGGCCGTCGCCTTTTGAAGATTTTACGCCCCATCGGCGGCGGCGATCAGTGGATGCTTGAATCTATTAATGCGGCGCCCGAGGTCACGACGCTTCTAGCCGCGTACCGATATTTGGGCGTTGTGAGCGCGCGCGCGCGCCAAGAGCCGGCACCCCGCAAGAAGTCGGCCTAAATCAAAATTTTGCACAGAGTGATCGCAATGGATTTCAAATTGAATTTTGGGAACGTCGCCAATCCAGTTCGGCAATGGTTGGTCGCGCAGGTCGCCCGTGCAATTAATGGCGTCTCAAGCGCACAGGACCGCGCCGCCATCGTGGAATGGTTGGCCAACGCTCGCGGCGCCTTGGCGTCTTCTCGTTCGACTCCTGAGAAAATTCGAGAAATCAACGCGATGGTCGATCATTCAGCCGTCGCGAAATCGGTTATAGGCGGCGTGAGTGCGACTTTGCGCAATTATCGGGCCTCGAATCTTCCCCTTTCGGTTAAGATCGCGCTTCCCGCCACCATCGCGGCTGCGCCGTTCCTCGCTGGCCAGGGCGTCGGCATTGCTGCTTTTGGGAGCGCCGTTGGCGCACCAGCACTGCTTCTCATGTTCATCGGAAGCGCAGGCATCGCGTCAATTCTTGAAGCCGTCGCAAAAAGCCCAGCCGACCGCGATCAAATCCTGCAGATGGTCGACATGATCCTTCGGGCCGAAATGGCGCGTAGATACAACGAACAAACCCGTATGGCGATGCGCAACGAACCCCGCGCGCCGCGCCGTGCCGATGTTCCGGATGACGCTGACGGCCTACGTCGGGCGCTATACACGATGGACCCGTTCGTATTCGAAGGTCACGTCGTTCATTTTTTCGGCCGCGCCGGCCTGAAAGCTTGGAACACAAAGCCAACCGGCGACCACGGCGCGGACGGCTTTGCAGTGCGTGGCGAAGACATGTTCGTCATTCAATGCAAACGCTACGCACCGGACAACAAGGTTGGCGCGCCGACTGTCAGAGAATTCAAGGGCGTAATCGAAGAGAACGAGGCGACGCGCGGCTATATCGTCACAACATCCACTTTTACGACTGACGCCAGAGCCTCCGCCGCCATGTCGCGCAAACTCGTGCTCGTGGACATTGAGACGCTGATTGGCTGGCACCGCACGCCGCCAAACTTCGCCATATAAGCCGACCGCGCTACGTCCATCCTTAATGGAATATTTTCCATGTCAGCTTGACGTGGAACATTTTCCACATATCCTTAACCTTCATCAGCGCAGCCCGCGCCGATGAGGATCGCCATGCTCATTCTCTCCAATGAATTGTCCCGCATCGACGGCTTCTTCCGCCGCGACGCCGCCGCCCTGAAATACGAGGCCTGCAAGGTCACCGAAGCCGGCCCCGTCTGGCCCGTGCCGCGCACGGAAATGCGCCACCCCGAAACCATCCGCGAGCGCATGCTCGAAGACCTCGAAGCCATCGCCGCGCGGCGGACCTTCGTCGAACTGTACGACTTGGCCGAAGCCGGATGGCCGTTTGCGGTCATCGAACGGCTCGGCCCCGCCGCCGTGAGCGCGTTCCGCTTCAACGCCGTCGCCTGACTTCCGCGCCGCCGCTTTCAAGGCGCGGACGGCGTCGCCGTCACTCTCCCGAACGGCGACGCCACTCTCTTTCCCCAGACTAGGAGCCAATCATGAACGCTGCCCCGTTCACCAATGCCGCCGGGTTCGAATATCTCGGCTCAATCGCCGAGGAACTGTCGACGGCTCCCGCCGAACTTCTCGCCAAGCTCGCCGATCTCCGCCGCGCCGCCAGCGCTGAAGATCTGGCCACGCTGCGCGCCGCGCTGCGCGAGGCGCAGGATTGCGTCCAGTCGATCTCTTTCGCGCTATCCGTCGCGGACCTCACGGTGCTGAACCTCACGCCCAACCTGCGCGCCGCGTGAGGCGCACATGATCAACCCGACCCATCTTCATGTCGACGAGATCGCCGGCATATCTCCCTGCAACGCGCGCACGAGCCCGCTCAAGCCCGAGGCGCGCGCCGAGCTGAAAGCCAGCATTGCCGAAAAGGGCGTGATCCAGCCCCTCCTGGTGCGCCGCGAAGGCGACAGCATCAATGTTCTCGACGGCGGCAGCCGTTGGGGCGTGGTCCGTGAGCTGACGGACGAAATCGATCCCGCCGATGCCTTGCGCGTCAAGCGCGTCGGAACGATGCCCGTCGTCTGGTTCGAGGGCACGGACGCCGAGGCGGCCGAGGCCTCGCTGATTTCCTTCGTCCAGCGCAGCGATTTGCATCCGGTGGATGAGTTCGAACGCTTCGTCGAACTGCAGGAGAAGCACGGCTTTGACGCCGCGCGCATCGCCCGTGAGACCGGCAAGGGCGTGCGCTTCGTCCAGGAGCGTCTGCGCCTGGGCCGGCTCGCCCCCATCGTGCGCGACGCTTGGCGGAAGGGCGAGATTGAGGCCGGCGTCGCCAAGGCTTTTTCGGCGTCGGAGAGTGTCGAGGCGCAGACCGCGCTGTTCAAGAAATGTCGGAAGGAACGCGCGTTCTACACCGAAAGCATCCGCTCCGAGCTTCGCCGTGATTGTTTCCGCCTCGACAGCCGCGAGATGAAGTTAATCGGCGCCGAAGCTTATGCCGCCGCCGGCGGACGGCTCGAAGAGCAATTCTTCGAGGATCAATCCTACGCTCTTGATGGCGCGATCGTGCGCCAGCTCGTGGACGAAAAACTTACCGCCGAGGCTGACCGCATCTGCGCCGAGGAAGGCTGGGGCCTGTATTTTTTTAACACGATTGACGATGACGAATTCGAGGTGGCCGAAGAGTTCGACTTCGCCGAAGAAGCCGCCCGTCACGAGGAGCTGGACGCCCTCTATAATTACCAGCGCACCGACGAGCAAAACGCCGAACTGGACGCCATTGTCACGCGCGCCATCTTGCGCGCCGTGCCGACCGCCGCCCGCGCCTCGCGCGCCATCTTGCTAAAATTCAATTGGGAAGGCGAGATCGGCGTCACCCGAAACCTTTTGCGCGTGAGCGGCTTCGCGACGACCGACGACGAGGACCAGGGCGAAGGCGAATTTGAAGAAGACGCCCCGCCGCGCGAGCGCGCGAAGGCAACCCCTCCGGCGCCGCCGCCAGAGCCCGAGGGCGAGCCGCTCCGCAAAGGCGCGCGCGCCGTGCTGGACGAAACCTGCAACCACGCCCTGCAAAACTGCGTCCAGGCATGGCCGGTTCTGGCGCTCACCTATGCCGTCGCCGCCATGGGCTGTCTCAGCCGGGTCGATGCGGCGATTGATCTGGCGTTGCACCCCCGGCGCAACTTCAAGCCGACGCACCCGATCAACATCAAGATCGCGGATCTCCGCTTTTCGCAGGCGCTGCCGATCTGCGCGGAGGCGACCAACGCCGAGTTGATGGACGCCTTTTGCGAGCTGGTCGGCGCCGCGATCGACACCGGCAGGCTGACTGATTTTAATGCCGGCCTGCTCCTGGTCGGCGTGGCGCGCGATTATGACGTGCGGACCGAGCTGCTCCTGCAGTTCGACGCGCAGGCTTATTTCGACGCCTCGACGCGCCAAGCCGCGGTCGACGCCGTCCGCGCCACCGAAGGCCAAGCCAGCGCCAACGAGGTCGCCGGCATGAAAAAGGCCGACGCCGCCAAGCGCGCCGCCCTGGTGGCGTCGGATTTTGCATGGTTGCCGCCGACGCTAGCGGAAGCGTGCCCGCCGCGCGCCGCGCCCCCGGAAAAGCCGCGCGACATGCGCACCACGGCCGAGGCCATGGCCGACGCGATCGACGCCGACGAAGCGCGCCAGGCTGGCGAGCGCGACAGCTTCGCCGATTTTCTCAAGACCTTCACCGTCCAACGGGCCGGCGCGAAGATCAAGTCGAAGACGCTCTATGCGCTCTATCTCAACCGCATGGACCTGGAGGGCGTGACGCCTCTCAACCTGAGCGCCTTTGGCGAGGCCATTGAAGATTACGGCATCGCCAAAAAGCGGGTCGCCCAAGGCGTTTTCTATCTCGACCTTGACCTTGCCGACCACGTCCAACCGGCGGAGGCGGCGCAATGAAAGACAGCGTCACCTTGCAAAAAGCCTGCGCCAAGCGCGCCCGCAACGAAGACGCCCTGCCGCTGCGTATCGAATCGGTCGCATGGCGCACCGTCTATCTTAACAACCGCGGCGAAAACGTCGGACGCCTGCACCAAGGCGGGGCCGGCATCGTCTCGACGATCCATCTCGCCCGCGTCCGCTGGCTGGAGCGCCTCGCGACCGGCTGCCTTTCCTCTCGCCCTTAGGAGCTTCCCCATGTCGAAGTCCGGCAAGCGGATGAAAGCGTATGCTGTTCAAGAAGATTGCGAGGGAACGGGCGGAATTGTCTTCGCCAAGCACGCGATTGTTGCGCGCAGGGAAGGAGCCAACGAATACAACGGCGGAGAGTTCCACGGAGTGACGTGTCGCCGCGCCAAATGGGCCGACGAGTTCGCGGAAACGGGAATCGTTCCGGCTTCCGTAATGATCGCCAACGGCTGGTGGTTCGAATGCAGCTACTGCGGTCAGAAGATCGACGAGGACAGTCTCTATGACCGGCGCCTTCCCATCTCTGGCGTTGTTGGGTCGCAGCATAGCTTGATTTTCTGCTGTAAGTCGCACGCCTTAAAGCATCGGCTGGAAGACGCGCAGCGGAAGCGCGCGGAGGCCGAGGGAATTAAGCTGTTCTCTGAAATGGTGTTGAAACGACTACCGGACGCCAAGCTGCTGGTGGAACCGCAGAACCTTCGTCCTCACGCGTATGTGAGGGGTCATCTTGGGGGCCCTTGGGTCTATAGCCAGATCATTATTTCATTCACATTCCCTGGAATGAAGATCGGCCCCGCGTCGCTGCGTTACGAGGCCGACTACGGAGTCCGCATCGGGCCGTGCCGGCCGACTTTCTCATGCTGCAACGGCGATCGCGAAGCCTTTGAAGCTTTCGCTGAAGCGCAAAAGATGGCCGCGCCATGACCGATCTGCCGTGGTCGCCGGCCAGCGGCCAGACCTCGCTGCGCGTCGTCGAGCAGTCGGAAGGCTTCGTGATCTGCGAAGACAAAACCCAATGGGGGCTTCGCAGCATGTGGCGGCGCGACGGCGTCGGCCCTCTCGCGATCGGCGGCGACGGCCTGACGCTGAAACCTGCGATCATGAAATCGGAGAGCGCGCCCGAGCCCGACCCTATCGAGCCTCCTCACGAAATGGTCGCCGCGCCTCCGCCCCCAGCTCCCGCGCCGACAAAGCGCAAAGCCCAGCCCGTCCGAAAGACGGAACCCGCTCAAATGAGCTTTTTCTAGGAGTTTGCCCAATGACCACTGCCCTGGCCATCGCAAAGATCGCGGCGCTTGGAGGCGTCGCCGCCTGTTTCGCCGCGCTCGCGTATTTCGTCACGCAATGCGGCCTGTCCGCGCGCGATGACCGCCTCGACGATCTGGCCCGCACGGGCCGCACCCGCAGCATGTCTTGAGGAGGCCGACCATGAACAAGACCGCCAAAGCCCGATGCAATGCGGCCCGCGACCTGTTGCACGCGAAATGGCCGACCGCCTTCGCCGGCCGTGGTTGCTCCAAGAAGCCGCTCGCGATCGGGATCACCAAGCAGATCATGACGGAATTGCCGGAAATCGGCTTCCACCGGCTGACGGCCGCCCTCAGCGATTACTGCAGCGGCCCGACCTATCTCCGCAATGTCATCGAGGGCGCGCCGCGCGTCGGCCTGGACGGTCGGCCGTGCGGCGTCGTGTCGCCGGACGAGGCGTCCTACGCCGCCCAGCGTCTGGCCGACTGGAAAACGCATCGTGACGCGAAATCCGTCGAAAGGGCCGCGCAATGACTGGAGGAACCGATGCCGGCGTTGTGCCGGAAGTCTATGTGGATGAAATCACCCCGCCGCCGCGCCCGACGCCGGATGACTGGATTGTCCGCAAGGACGGCGGCGCCATGATTGACAACGACCCAAACCTCGACGGCGATGACGAAACATCGGAGGATTTAGGGCTGAAGCACGGCTTAGCTGTCACCTTTTTCCGGCTCTACACCTATCCGGATGCCACATTGACCTTTCCGCGAGAGGGCGATTGGCGCTGCGATCCGCCAGCGCCCGAAGGCGCCGACTACGTCATGGTCGAAGACGAGCCCGAGACGATGAGCGGCAGCGTCAGCGAGTTGGTGGCGAACGCCGACATCAATGCTGCGCCCGGCAACGCATACACGCTCAATTTTTACAGCTGGGTAGACGAAATCTGGTCCTACGACGCCGAGGCCGGCAAGTTCACGCGAGGCGCGGCATGACTGCGCTTCCCGACGAGGCGATCAACGCCGCTCGCAAAGCCATTGGCTACGCTATAGCCAAGCGCTGCAATATCGATCCCGAGGAAATGTGGGCAGGCCCCGGCGCGACCGCACACATCGACGACGACACGCCCCCATGGCCATACTGGCAGATGGTGACGGATGAGATTGCGGCCGATCTGCCTGCCGCCATTGCCGCCGCCCTCCCGTATCTGCGCGCCGCCGCGCCGCCGCGCAGCCATGCTCAAAACGAATGGGCCGATGCGGCGACCAGCGGGATGCAATGGCTGAAAAATATCAGTAACGGGGTCAGCACGGCAGGCGAAGCCATCGAAAACATGACGAGCATCTTGGAGCATTGTTATTCGGTTCAAGCATCAGAGCGCAAGGAAATCCCCGCCGCGCCGGTCGCGGAGCCGAGCAAGGAAGCAATAAAGGCATGGCGAGACGTATTTTACGGCAGCGTTCCTGGGGTTGAGGAGTCGCTATCGAGACGCGCACTTTGCGCCGCCTACGCCATCGACGCCGTTCGCCCCGCCGCGCCCGCGCCCGACGTGCTGGCGGATGCGGTGGCGGCCGCCAAAGAACAAGGACGCGCCGAAGCCCGAGAGGAGCTTGGAGTTTTTGTCGCTCTTGCGGCGTCGGAATACGGCCGCACCCACTACGGCGATCCGAACATGCTCCACCCCCATCATTATGACCTGATGGAGAAGTGCGGTCTTCGCATGGACGATTTCACGCGCGCCCGCGCCAACACAGCCACCGAAGGGGCGAAGGAGAACGCCCATGGGTGACAAGTCAAAGATCGACTGGACCGATGCGACGTGGAACCCCATCGTCGGCTGCTCCATCATCAGCCCCGCCTGCACTAACTGCTACGCGATGGCGCAGGCCGCGCGGATTGAGGCGATGCGCGTTGGGTCATGGCGCAAACAACTGTCGCCGGATACGCCTGTTCCCGATGGCCCCTATACCGGCCTGACTCAACCGAGCAACGCAGGCGCGGTCTGGACCGGCAAGGTCGCTTTGGCGTTCGCGCAGGTCACAGGGGTCGCCGAGCCCCTGCGCTGGAGGCGCCCGCGCAAAATCTTCGTCAATTCGATGGGCGACCTGTTCCACGAGTCCGTCCCCGACGAATGGATCGACCGGGTTTTCGCCGTCATGGCGTTAGCGCCGCAGCACGTTTTTCAGGTGCTGACCAAGCGCGCCAAGCGGATGCGGGATTATCTCTTCCATCCAACGCGATCGGTTGGGATCGGCCTTGCGGCACTCGGCGCGGTGATGGCCGAACATGCCAGGAATCCGAAGTCCTCGGTGGGCTC